TCTACGAAGTGACTTGATACTTCAATGCCTTCAGTTGTTGCCTTGAATACGCCTTCTGCGTATGCACGCAGTTGCATCATCGGTCGCTTTGGTTTGCGGGTAGTTGTCATTAGAACGCTTCTCCTGTTTCAGTTTCGTTGAGTTTGGTTGTGATTACTTTTGGCTCTAACTTTGTCGAACAGAACTCGTCAGGATTGATTCCCAATTCTTTGATCTCTGTCCAACGTGGTTCGAGTCTGAAAGTCTTTTCGATCGTGTCGATCAGACCTTGCAGATTCTCTGTGACTTCGCCTGTCTCTGTGTCGATGACACGAGCAGTCGCTTTCACTGCTTTGTATAGATCGTCTCGTTGAACGCTTGTGCGTACTGACGACCACTTGAGTTCAGTCACGAACTTCTCATTCGACGAGTTGTACCACGTGATCTGTTTACCGTCACGAGGGAACTTGTCAGCGGCTTCGAGTAGTGCTGTGCGTTGAATGACGCTGACGACTTTCTTGAGTGCGTCGCACCAATCCATCAGACTCGTGAGTTGTTCGAGCGTGAGTTCTTTCTTGATGTCGTCGACTTCGAGTGCGAGTCGATTCACTTCGTCTGCAACTTGCGTGACGCTCGTTGAGAGATTGCTTGTATCGGGCATGAGTTTCTCCTGTTGTGGTTTGTTGTGTTCACTGTAATGTCGGGGTGCAACACAGTTTGTATATCTGTACTTGTAATCGTAACGCTTGAGCAGTCGACTTGCGACTCAAAAGGGTGTAGCAGAGAATGAATCTAAGACTGATCACCGAACACGATGAAGTTCGTCAAGACTTGAAGAGCAAGATCGTCTTCTTGCTTTGCGATCGCTTGAGCGATTGACTTGAAGTGCAGAGCAACTTCTTCGTCTGTCGCTTCAGACCAATCAGGGTGATCGTTGTGCTCGTCTGCATACTTGAGCAGAGCGATCACTTCACGATCTGAGTAGTTGAGTTCGAGAAGATCATTCACCGAACGTGGTGAGAACCCCTTGAACTGTGCGGGCAGATTCGAGTTCGTAAACATCTCACGCACTCGCTTTCGTTCGACGAGCACGAACTTCTGCCATGCGCTTCGACATCTCTGCACGCTGTTCATCAGTGAAGTTGCGAGTGAACTTCTTGCGAGGCACGCCGAGACGCTCGACAGCGAACGAACGCAACTCGCCGTACCCAAGATCACCGCCGTACAACACAGGCTGATTCTTGTACACGTACGACAGTCGCCACGTGCCACTCACACCTGCGACTGCAACAGCGTCACCTCGATTGATGACTTTGCCATCAGGCAGAGTGAATGAGTCACTGCGTTCACTGAAGTATTCTTCGTTCTTGACTTCTTTGCGCTTCATGATGTTTCTCCTGTTTGTGTTTGTTGTTGTTGATGTTGTTGTTCAGCGGTCGTACTTCGGGTCGAGATCATCTACGCCGCCGATCTTGTTGAGACGAATCATTAGTCTCTTGAGAGCCATGCGCTCGTTGCGATCATCAGAATCTTCGTCGCCGAACTGTGCTTCGTCGTTGAGAATATCCCATCGATCAGTCACAAGGAATGTCACTGAGTTCAACAGTTCAACGGGGAATGAGATCGAACTGTTCTCGATATGCAGTCCATCTGCGATGAGTAGATCGCCGAGACCGCCTGCTTTGTTCTCGAACGCTAAGGCTTTCGCACTTGCTTTGATGTTCTTGATGGTGATCGTTGTTGTGTTCATGATCATGCGCCGATCTGCATTGTGTAGAGAGTTGCTTCTTGAAGAGTTGTGAACGGCTTTGCATTGCGATCTTGAGAGACGTTGCGTGTGAGTGTGCCGTGTTCGTAGACGTAGAAGAAAGTCATGCCGAGTGACTTCGCTTTGATGATTCGATAGTTGCCAACTGAGTAGAAACCGGGGCGAACTTTGATGACTTTTGATGGTGTGGTGTTGTTCATGTCTCCCATCGTATACGTGTACTTGTACAAGTAGCAACGTTATCTGAACAATTCACCAAAATATATGTCTGATCAGCGGTTATGCAGAGAAAGAATTGTGGCTACATTCGAGAGTCGAGCGATCTCGTGACGTGACTGAGGCTAGTCAGAGCGTGCGAACTGAGCGAATACGCATACTCGAACTCAGCGTCGCTTAGGAACGAACCTCAGCAGACTGACGAAGATCTGAACGCAGAGACGAACGAACGAATCAGGGCGTTCGCTTGCTCTTCTTCAGTGCGTGCGACAGTCACAAACTTTGTGCCGTGTTGATCACAGAACCAACAGAGCGAGTCTTCAAGACTTGACCACAACACTTCGCAGTTGTTGCAGATTAGATCGCAATCTTCAAGCAATCGTTCGACTCACGTCGATATGAGAATCGAGTCGACGTTCAACACGATCGATATCAGAAGACAGACGACTCTCAACACGACGCAGATCAGTTCGAGTTGCAGTCACTTCAGCGAGCGTTCGTTCTTGCGCTCGAATACCTTGACGATGCTGTTCACTATTGCGTCGATCGAATCGTGTCATGAACACAGTCAACGGCCCGCCCGCACCGACTAACGCAACAAGAACCGTGAGCCAATCCATGACTCATGCACCAAACATCACTGCCCAAGTTTGCTTGCCAACAATTCCATCAGCAGGCGCAACATTCTTTGATGCTTGCCAAGCCTTGACAGCACTCGCAGTCTTCGCACCGAAGTCACCGTCAGCAGACACACCGACGATCGCTTGCACAAGTTTCACTGCATCACCCTTGCTTCCGATCTTCACTGCTTTGCCGGGATATGCGAACGACATCGCAGGTGCAGGTGCGCTCGCAACAGGTGCAGACACAGGTGCGCTCGACGACGGTGTGATCGTGCCTGCTTTGATACCTGCAAAGACTTGCTCGTAGTAAGCGGGGTCGTCTGCGTGATCGTTGCTGATCTCAAGATGCCACCAATCACCGCCGGGTGTACCGATCGTCGGCTTGTCGTATATCTTCCACGACATACGATCGCACTTCCAGCCACGACCGTGTGGTGCGAGAAAGTAATCGTGCAGTTCTTCAATGAACAGCACGTCTGCGTATGCGACAAGAAAGTCGAGAACTTCGAGAGCGGCTTTGTAGTTGCCGTATCCTTTGCCGCTTGCTTGTCGTCGCCACGATACGTCTGCCGCACGACCTGTGCCGTGAACTGAGGGTCGACCCGAACCTCGTGATGCTCGTACAACCCACGTGCCGTTGTTGCTGATCGCACCGTTGAAGTGAGCGCACAAGAGTTGAACGAGTTTCTCTGTGCCTGCACGCTTCCCTGATGCGTCTTTGTCCCAGCCTGTGTACTTACGTGCCATGATCACTTTGCTTTCTTGAGTGCAGTCTTCTTCACTGCGGTCTTCTTCTCGGCTTTGATAGGTGTCGTCGACACTTTCTTGACAGGTCGCTTGCGTGCGACTGTCTCTTCGACTCGATCGACATACTTGATGACCTCGAAAGGTACTTCGACTCGTTCTGTGATTCGCTTGATCGTGTGATAGCCGACTCTCATGAACGATGCTGACTTGTCACCGACAGGCAAATTGATCGCCGCAAGACTCTTGATCACTGACAAGAACGCAGGCAACGCAGACACTGCACAAGTCTTGACAACAGACAGGTCAGCGATCTCATTCACACCGACATTCGCCGCAACAAGTAAGCCAGCAAACACTTGAACATACGTAGAGACAGCACGTTCGAGAACGTCTTGAGCCTTACGCACTAATGGGGTCTTAGTGGTCATAGTGGGCAACCTTAGCGGGTAGCAACGTGTTTTCGTTGGAAGTGTCGCACTGATCAAGCGATACAAACACCGTGATGACTGTGAGCCACCAGCAGACCATGATGACTCTAGTTCTTGTTGGCACGAGACTTTCTTTTCGGTGCAGGTTCGTCGTGGGTGTGATCGTCTTCGTGAGTCAAGTCTTGAAGTCCACCGAGTATGAGCGGTGGTGGTTCGTGTTGCTCGTGTTCGTAGTGCTCGTGCTCGTCGTCCTCGTGATGCGTGCTTTCAATCGGTTCACGTGATTCAATGTTCATTGGTTGCTCGTTGTTGATGAAAGAAGAGATGATCCACTTGTCGCCGGATATCGGTACTCGTGATTCGTGAGGGTGAGTCCACGCCGCAGGGAAGAACACAATACGACCCGCTCTCGGTGTCACTGCGACTTCGTGTAACGGGAAGTTTGTTTCGCCGCCGTAATCGACATCGTTGAGATAGATGACCATTGCGAGCACCCTGCCACTGATCGTTGAGAACGGCGACGGGAATGAATCAACGTGCGGTCTGTAGTAGCCGTAAGACTTGAGATACTTTTGCACTTGAAAGCCTGAATCACTAATCTCTGACCAGCAGTCAAGATGCCGATACTCCTGCTTATAGATTGCAACAGCAGACGTGATTGCTTGACAGATTCGCTGATCTAACATGGTGTCAATATCTGACCAGCACCCGCCGAAAACTCCACGGCTGTACCCCAAGTCTTCGCTGAACTTCGTTCTCGTATCAACACCGCCAAGAGTTTTGCCAGCAGAAGACATCGACCAAACTTCATTGACTCTCGCCAAGAAATTGCGACACACTTCGTCGTCAAGTAACCCGTCAACGACTTGAATCAAGCCGACCTTACCAGCGGGATATGTAACGCTTATCATCATTGAACCTCTCTATCGATGTTCGCCAAAGTTCTTTGCAACCTTGAATCTATCTAGTAACCACTGCTTGAACTCTTCAGTCAGGTCGGGAATCGGGTCGTCTGTTCTTTGCAGTGCGTCTGTTCTGCCTTCGAGATATCTGTTCACTTGCTCGTTCGGTACGTCAGACAGAATCCAATCTTGAATTGATTGCGGTATGTTCAAGATGTCGAGCATCGCTGTCGCTGTGATAGCGATCTGTTCATTGTTGCCAAGATATTCGTGTGCATACTTCCACTCGATGAGAAAGCGAAACTGCTCTTGAAGAGTTCTTGTGAGTGCGTTACCTCTTTGACTCAAATGCTTTTCTTCGTTCTCAGCGAACTCAATGTACATAATTGCCCCAGCGGGAGATGCGTCAATGACGACGAACAATGCGCTGACTTCTTCTAAGTCCCAATGATTGAGAGTTCTAGGGTAAGGCTTATCTGTTAGCCCGCAGTTGCACATACCGTCTTGCCAATGATGGAATCCTGTCAACGCAAGCGGTGCGTGATAATCGCATCGCAAGGTTGCATACGATGGTGGCATGAAGTTTTTCGGGTCATCAAACATTCCGAACAAGAACAAACCCTTGTCGTCTGTCTCGCCAATAATTTTGAGGTAGCCTTCGTGACTTCCGTATGCGTTTCCGATGCTCATAGTTATACCACTTTGATTATGAAGATCACTTGAGTGATGTTGACTGTATGCGTGTGCGCTGGTGTTGAACTGTTGATCGTGCTTGCGTCGCCTGCTGTGAACGAACTATTGACACCGATAGTGGCGTTCGGCGCACCCGGTGCAGAGACCGACATACCTAAGCCAGCGTTCGGTGCGCCTTGAGCGTTGACACCAATATTCGAGTTAGCACCATTGATACCTGTAGCGTTAGCGTTGCCTGAGTTGAAGAGCATACCGTGAGTGTGTACTGAACCACTGAATCCTGTACTGCTGTTTGCACCTGAGTTTGGCTTGTAGTAAGTATGTTGGTGACTATCACTAGCGTTGCCAGTGTTACCTATTACGGGGTGAGAGTGCGTTGCGGCGTTGGCGATAGTTGAGTTCGCCCCACTAACAGTGCCACCAGAGTGCGTGTGAGTGTTTGCGTTTCCTTGTGTAAAGACACCGCCTGAGTGAGTGTGCGAAGCGGCGTTACCAGCAGTGAAAGAACTGTTGACTCCATGAGTGTGAACATCGACTGCTGATGATGCTGAAGTTGTGTCGGTTGTCGGAACAGTTGGTACACCAGTGATTCCTTCAGGCACACGGCTCGTGAAGTCAGGCAAACTGAAGTTCGCACCGCTTCCACCGTAACGATATTGAAGAACATCAAAGAGAGATGCGTACGTTCCCGTAGTCGCTAACGACGCACCGTTACAAAGTGCGTACCCTGTAGGTATGTTTGCAGTAGTACCTGCCCACATAACGATCGAACCGATAGGAGAACCACTAGCACCAGCAATTTGATTCTCTAATTGTAAGAACGCAGTGTTCAATGCACGAGAAGAGACGGGTGTTGTTGCACCGAAACTTGTCATCAGTTACCACCAATATCTTGCACTGTCATATACGCAGGCGAAGTTGCGCTACGAAACGCAGTCG